TGAGTCAAATACTAAGTAAGAAGAACTTGGTAGTTGCTTAAAGAAGTCTACAATATTTGTAGTAATAGTTGTTGTATTACTAATTCCAATTACGTTTCCTCTACGAGGTGAAACGAATACCATGCAGTCTCTTCTTTCTTCTGCAATGTTTACAAGAGATGTAATCTTAGCAAGTGCGTTTGCATCACTTGTTCCAGAAGGACCTGCAATGATAAAGTCAATGATTTGTGATTCTGGATCTTCGACTAATTCATATGCACTACCTACATCAGTGTTAGTAATTGTGTACTGTCCTGCTGATACTGTGTAGTTTACTCCACCTGTTAATCTGTAGTAGTAAGTAGCATTGTTCTTAGAACCTAGAGTTGTCACTCCTGCAGGATAATCTACAGAACCAGATGCACTACGTAGTAAGTTGAACTGTCTGCTTGCTGCAGTTTGTCCAAATACACCATCACCAGATGATGCAGTAGCAGCAAAAGTTGTTGACTCGTGCTCTGCCCAGTAAACGTATTCTGACTTCTGCTTAATTACTTCTGCATAGTAGTTTGTTTCTCCAACAGATGTCTTAGCATCAGATGCTTTAGAAACGTTAATGTATCTTTCAAGAAGAGCACCAACAGTTCCTGTGACACCACCGTCAATATCAATTATGATAACGTGCATTTCATCTCTGAATCCACCAACTCCATTTGCATAGAGTGAAGTACCAGGTCTAGGAGCAACGTTAATCCACTTAACGCCAGGTAGATACTCACGCTCTGTGTACTCATCTCTTACTGATGATACAGTAATATTTGTTGAGTTTGTATCTTGTATAACATCAGAAGCAGCAAATTCAATACTGCTCTTATTAAGAGCAACAAGAAGTTTTCTTTCGATTGTGACGTTTACCTTAGCAGTATTTGTACCCTGTGTAATAACTTGGTTATCTGCAATAATACCAGTAACACCACCACTAGGTAGACCGATTTCTAATTTTTTATTAGTTTCATCATAAGCAAGAACATTGACTGACTCAGCAGAACCACCAATAGTGATTGTTGTAGCTGAACCAGGTGTGAATGAACCAACTACATCGTCAATTGTTAATACGATACTATACTTAAATACTTTACCTGCAGCACCAGATGCAGCAGAAACAGCAGCATCAGCAACGAACTCATGCTCGTTACCAGAACCAGGAGCAGGAACTACAACTATTTGGTCTGCACCTGCGTCTGTGACGAAGATACCGATTGAGTTTCCTGTATCACCAGGTGTGCGAGCAACCCATGAAAAATTGTTGGATGCTTCTTGAATGTTTGTCTCGTAGTCTTGTAAATTCTTAACTAGAGGTGCTGTACCTGTATCAACAGCATTCTTCAATGTGCTAGAACTTACACGAATAGTCTTTAATAGACCACCGTACGCTAGGAATTGTGCTGCAGAGAACCAGTATTCATAGTTGCTTTCGTTTGGTTCACCAAAACGTTCCGCAAGTTGTCTCTCTGAAGTAATCTCAACGATTTCCTCTACAGGTCCTTTTGTAAATGGTGCTGCAATAACTCCAACATTCGCTGTAGGAATAGTAGAGACAGTAGTGAGATCTCTTTCCTGAATTACTACACCTGGCGATGATTGATTAGTTGCCATGTTTATATACTCCTGAAAATGCTGTTCAATCGGGTTTGTCTAAGATTATTTATATTTTTGAAACTTCACCTAAACTCCCACATGTAGGATTTATCTCCATATTCCGCGACTTGCCACACATCACCTTGTGCATCCTTGAAAGTGTCTTCTTCCAATCCATCAGAAACAAATCCAAATGGTGCCATGTCTTGTTCTATCTGATCTCTTTGGTCTTCATATATTCTCTGTCTTACATCATTGTCATGCATTTCTTTGAAGTATGGTTGCATTGCCATCCATGAAAATATAACCAAACACATTGCTAGGTCATCATTACATCCATCTTCCGCTTGGAAAGATTGACCCTTTTGTATGAATGTAGTAAGTTCCGCAATAGTATCATAGTCTTCTACGATTAATTTATCATCTTCTATTAGTGCCTTGAGGTTAGAACATCCTACCTGTTTTACAGCAGTAGACATCTTAATACCTAGCTGTGTTTTCTTACCAGAAAATCCTTGACCAAGTTGTTGACCTGCTCTACCTCTCATGGATACCATGAGTAGATTTTCATATTCTAAATCGTACTGTATAATATCTGCTACCTGTCCACCTATATCATTTACCTCACATAATACATATGCACCATTATAGTTAGTTGCTACATCTACAATAAGGTTCGGGAATACCAGTGGTTTTATTTGATTGTTTTTATATCTTGCTACTACTTTATATGGAACTGTGGTTGTATCTATGACAGCAAATGCTGAGTAGTCATTACCAACTCCTCTTGATACGTCAACTGTAATTATATAATTATGTTTTTCTTGTACATGTTCATATACTGCAAGACCTCTATTCTCTTGAATTGGATCTTTATATGGCATTATTCTTAATTTACTTGGAGTAATAAGAGTATCAACAGATCCTAAGAACTCACACTCAAACTCAACTCTGAACTGTGCTTCAGATGTGTTTTCAATAGTTTGTTGTTTCCATTTATCATCTCTGCCAGGTACTTGCGACCAGTGTACTTCAGTTGCAACATAGTTATTAGCACCACGTTCAGCATCATGCCATAACTTATAAAATTGATTCATCCCATGTGGGGTAGAAATGATAATAACTTTGGTTGACTTACCAGAAGATATAGTAGGATAGACACTAGCAAAGAACTGTTCAGCAATATGATTCGGAACGAACGCGAATTCGTCCAAAAATATAATGTTAAAGGACATACCGCGAACAGCACTAGCAGAAGTAGAAGAAGCGAGGATTTTACTTCCGTTCTCCAATTCGAGTGACCCTTTGTTCCAACCGAGAATACCTTGTTGCATCCATTTTGGGAGATTCTCATAAGAAAGTTGTAGCCTGCCCAACATTTCTCTTGCAGTTGGTGCTTTGTTTGCGAGGATTGCGACATTTACATTAGCATTAAAGAGAACATACCATAGTAGATATGCTGTAACAATAGTGGACTTACCAGACTGACGAGGTAATTTTGCAATATTAAATCTATGTTCATGGAATCTAGTCACCATGTCTTCTTGGAAGTCATACATGTCAAATGGTATGACACCCTCGTCTAGTGAAACGATTCTAATATAAGTTCTAATAAAATATACAGGATCCTGAGAACACTTTACATATTCAGCGATCTGTTTCTTTGTAAACTTTGTAGCAACGTTTGCTTTTTTAAGATTAGGATTACCTAAGTATATTTCTTGTTTAGTACTCATTATCCTCCACTCCAATCCCAGTTCCAAGGCAACATTGCCATGCCAAGATAAGGCATAAGAATATAGTGATCCATTAGAATCATCAAAGGTAGAGCAACACCTAATTCAATAGCAATTTTCTTTCTTGGTGGTAATGTTTCTAACCATCTTCTATACCGATTATTTCTTGCACGTTGAAATAATCCTGTTTTATTACCAATAAGATTTGCCCACCATTGTGGATCAATTATATTCTTGAACCAAATAACAGGTGTCAATAATAATCTAAGAAGTTTGATCATTACCCTGCATCTAATGTACCACGAGATCTACGTATCTCACGTAGTTCTTCAAAGTCTTTTTTCTTTGTACCACCATCATACGGCCAGGCATATCCCTCACCAATCATTTGTTCGTTGAGTGATACATTATCATCGCCAACGTATAACCAACCAAGCAACCTGCCATACTTACCAACCCCACCTTTAAGTTCAGTTCGTATAGTGAGTTCATCGTCTCCATCAATAGCACCCTCCAATTGTTCTTTCATCCAGTTTGTAGCATCAAGACCTAATGCTTTCTCTTCTAAATCCCTTGTTCTTTTCTCAGGAGTATCTACACCTGCAATACGAACTCTTTCTTTCTTATATAAGTCAAATCCAAGATCAATGGTGACATCTATTGTATCTCCATCAAGTACTTTATCTATCGACACTACTCTAAAGTTGTAGCAACTCTTCCTGCTCGGTGGCACCATCGCTCCCATGATCTAACTCCATGAATGATTCTATAGCTGTATTTATAGCATCAGACGGATGAGTCATATTTTTCTCTATTTCTTCTCTTCTTTGATTTCTGATAAACATACCTTGTATCGCTGTCCAATGATGAATGTTATAAACATCAAGATCACCTCTCATCTCTTCTTTTGGTAAAGTAGGTTTAGGTTTAAGAGGTTCATCAAAAGGAGGGCAATAAGTTTCTCCCCCATCCAAACGAGGACTACAAGCTTGTGCTGCAGCACACCATGCTACTGCACCAATAATACAAGTTGCATAAATTTTATTCATTTGGCCAGAAATGATCGAATCTTAGTATGTAGTATATCACAATACTAACACAAATGACAAGTATTGCAATCATCCATACAATACTCCAAACAATCATATCATTGACATTGCATGTTGTAGTTCTTTCGCATGCTTTAATTCATCTTCTGCTATCTCTGCTATCTTCTTATCCTCTGGATGCCATGCATTATACTTAACATAAGTTTCATAAGCATGTGCTTCAATTTTCATGTTGATATCATAAGCGTTAATAGGATCGACAAGATAATACCCAACCATGATCCAATAATAAACCAGAACAAGATGCTTGGCAAAGAAACGGTCGATCCAATATTTATTTCCTTCTCGAAGTTCCATCTCTTCCAAATGTTCCGTTTCATTTAATGCCTGATAGAAGTGTTCCTTCATTAGGTATATGTGATCCTCACCTCTAAGTCCAAGACTTTCACGAAAATGTAATACACTGATAAATGAAAAGTATGGTGCTCTTGCAATAACCTCTAGCACCCAGAATCTTTGAAAATCTCTACCTCTGTAGAGAAAATCTATGATAGCAATGGTGGTGTCTAACACCCATGTATTGAATTGTTTCATATAGGTATTTATACTGAGAGTACTTCTTTCATTATAAAATCTTTCGATAGATTTGGCAACCCAAACAAATCTAATTGTATATTATCGGCATCTATAAAGAGGTCGTCTTCCGCTTCCTTTCTACAATGCTGCCAGTAATATGTGTTATCTTCTCTTCGATATAGGTACGAAGTGTTGTGTGAATCAAGGGTGAACATTGCGACACATTTTTGTTTGTGTTGCCAACATGGATCGAGTGCTCTCTTTTCATATTCAGTCACGTTGTCTCCAATCGTCAGATCTGGTATTTCTAAACCAATCTGCTACGTCATCTGCACCTTGGAATCCTCTTTTAGATTTACGTGGATCACCTATATCCAAATACTTAAGACAAGATCCGTCTTCATCTGTTGCCATCCTCCTTGCTGCACTTATCATACCTCTAGCTGATGTGTTTGCCCTTGCCAATTTCTCTGCCCATATCATATCTTCTATCCCTACTTCCGTTCCTGCTGCAATAGATTTGCAGATGCCTTCAAGACGAAGACGATATTTTGTAGATAACATAAACTAATAGTATTGATAAGCTTGTACTATCTATTAGTATAGCAGATACCTTTTTATTGTGCGTTCTGATTTCAATAAAAATTTACTGATTTTCGTAAGAATTGATACTCTCTTCGGCTCATGATAGGGTAGCAACTCTTTAAATCTATGTGCCATCAATCCTCCTTGATGCAGTACTCTGCTGCATGAGGATTATTGAATCCCTCTAGATCTTCTCTTGCTTGTTTAATAGCATTGTATGCATCTTCTGCATACTCACATATTTCATAATGATGATTCTGGTTATCGTGATAACCTACAGTGTAATGGGACATGATACTTTTCAACTCCAGTACATACTAGCTATACAAGCATAGCATTATAGAGTTAAATTGTGTATCAATTATTGCTTTTTGCTAATATTAGTAGGTTGCTTACAGCAGTTCTCATCATGATCTTTTTGCAGATCATCTATAGCGTTTTTAATTGTAGTGATACGCTTTTTTGTTTGTTTTTGGGAGTTTTCCACTTCTGATTTTTGTTCCTGATGTCTCACCTTCACCTTTTGGATTTTTACCTGGATTGGATTTCCCTAGATTTACTGATTTGCTTGGTTTTTTACTTTGTGTATCGTGTAGTCTTGCAGGTTTGTCTTTGTCTTTTGTAATGACTGACTCTTGACCATGCTTACGTCCTAAACGACGCATTACTTTTCCGAATCTACGTTTTGACATTCCTTTGCCAG